TCAATCGTTGGCTCGTAGACGCCTGCGCGAGCCATGTTTCGCGCTCGCAACCACTCGTCAACGAGCGTACCCATCGAAACATCCGTCAATGCCTCCCATCGGTAGCCGACTTTGCGCGGATCCCCTTCCTTCGTGACCCTATACTCGCCTCCTTCGTTCCATCGGGCGCGGGTGGCGGCGGTGTCCGGGTGATCGTGTCCGCAGTGCGGGCAACGAAAGCGGGCCGTCCTTGAGGCTCCCAGGGCGTCCCATTGGCCATCGGGCAGTTTTATCTCGTCCCATATTACGTTGGTCCGCTCGCCGTCCTCGTTGCGACCGGAGAACGAAAGGAGCATTTGTTGACCGCACCCGGCGCAGGGGACATGCCACTCATGGATCGTTCCGTTGACCCATAGCGTGTGCCATTCCGTGTCTGGGAATCCGCCTTGGCTGATGGCGAGGAACTTGTTTGATTCAGTTTTCTCCGCGTCGCCCATACGCGCCCGGGCGTGGCCAACCCTGCCAGAGTTAAACTGCCAGCACTCATCAAGGATGACGGTCCTGTAACCTCGCGCTTGCAGGTTGGACAAGGAGGATCCGAAGACATGGAGAGGGTAGCCGTTGGAGAATTGAATCTGACTGTTCCGCGCCTTATGCCTGTCCGTGGGCATCAACGGCGCGATGCCTGGGCAGTTGGACAGCACGGGCATCAGCCTGCCCTCGCAATGAAGCTCCGCCTGCGGCTCTGTGGAGAACACCCACAGAACTGCCCCCGGATCGTTGACGATTGACCACGGAACGAAAAGGTCCGCAATCATCGTTTTGCCGGAGCGCGGCGGGGCGAGGATGTAGACCTCTCGCACTAGTTCAGACTTCAGCGATTGGAGCGGAGCGTAAAATTGCCTGCTCTGCTCAATGCGAAACTCTCGCCGGGACATCACTGCCGGCATGTGGAAATTGCCATCAGCCCACTCCCAGATTTCCCGCGTATCGGGCACCCAAGGGAGATCTTGCCATGCCTGCGCGAATGTCATCGGCGGGGTGCGGTTTCTTCGATTACGGCCTGCATCCGGGCAGCTATCACGCGTTCCATTTCTTTGCGCTCGTCGTGGAGGGCAGTGGTGGTGGCCTCGTCAAACAAGGCGTTGACTTTGCCTTCCTGCCCGTCTTTCAGCTTGAGGCTGATTTGCGCGATGGCAACAGGGTTTAGGCTCATGACAGGGAAGTTGTAGGCGACCTTGACACCCCTATGGATTGCGACGTTGCCATGGCCAACAAGTAATCCGTAATGCGCCAGCATCTTCATGAACGCGGCGTTTGGTGTTGTCCGCTCCACCTTGGATCCTTTTGCCGTCTTGGTGCCACCGGTCTGCGTGAAGTGCCCGTTGAACTTGCGGATCAGTTGCACGAAGCCGGATTTAAGGTAGCCGATTGAGCCAACGGTTGCGCGGCGGAATGAGCCAATTGCCTCCTTCATTTCCTTTCCGTAGAGGCCCTTCATTCCCGCCTTTCTTCGTCGCGCCTGAAGGATTAGGTGGTCGCGTCGAAGGAGCTTTGCCCGCGCAACTCGCTTGCCCTTCTTGTTTAACCTTGCCTCCCCAATCTGAGCGGAAAGGTAGGCGCGGATTTTCGCCCGCTGCTCCTGAACCCTGCGCGGAGGAAGCAAGGCAAAGATCCGCATCAGCAAGAAAGACATCTGCCGATTGGTGACATCGGCAAGAGTCTTCTTGGAAGCCAGCTGCATCTTGCGGCTGGCCACCATGTACTTCTTCGCCTCGTCCTGAAGAATCAGCTTCACGTAGTCACAGGCCCGCAACTCAACACCAACACGGATTGGCACGGGAGAACGCGGGTACTCATTACCCTATAGTCCGACCCTGCAAACGTCACCTTGCGCCCGACAACAGGCTTCCTCTGCCCATCGAGGTCAATGGTGTAAAGCTCGGAGTCCATCGTCAGGAGCGTGCTGTCAGCCGTGAGGACGGAGCGGAACTCCGACATGAGGCAATACAGTGTAAGCGTGACGGTTTCCTCCACGCCGCCCATTGCGATGTTGTTAGCCTCGGACAGAGTGGACGGGGTGCATGGGACGCTTCGCCCTTTCCATGTGAACACGGGCGAACCCATGATCCCGCGAAGGGATTTGTGCGCCGCCGTTGATGCGCCCGCGAGGTTCACGATGCAAGCTCTCGACGGGCCTCGTTTCGGTAGTCGTCAAAGCTCTTCTTCGACAGCGCCCAAACCTCGTCCCATTGCGCTTGGGTCGGGGATTGCGTGGCAAAGATAGTCTGGAACTTCTGAGCCACGTCGGGACCGTAGCGCAACAGGAGTTCTGCGATGATGATTGCGGTGTTCATTTGGTGGATTCCTGAACCAGCGTGATGAGATCAGAAGCGGCGGCGGAAAACTCTGGCGAGACGGTGCCGGAAAGGCGTTGGCCGGCTTCTGCCAGCTTCATCGCGGCGTTGTACTTCGTATAAGCTTGCAGGACCTTTCCGTCCAGCCTCAACAGGTCGGATTCACGCGTCCCCCTGTCGGCAGGCTTGAGCGCGGCAATAGCGGCCTCCTCGCGTGCTGCCCATAGGGAGTAAACCTGCATGGCCGTGTCCACGCTGGCGGCTGTCGTTGCGACAGAGCGGTAAGCGACGGTTTCCGGCGATGTCTTGCAGCCCGGGAGAATTGTAAGCGGCATGAGCATAAGCCCAATGCCGAGGATGATTTGAATGAGTCGTTTCATGAGTTTTGAATTGCGTTGGCGGATGTGAATAGAGCGTCAGCCTGTTCCGTTGTCCAACTAAGGATTTGAATCAGAGCGGCAATGAGTGGGTCGCCTCTGCGGATCTCCGTTTTGTACTCCCACCGGTTCATCGCCACGGCTTTCTGAGGCATCGGGAGCGCGGCAATAGCTGCCTCAATCTGCGCGGTATAGCCTGCAATCATGCACGCCTCGCGCAAGGCCCAGGTTTCGACCTTGGTGATTTGAGAAAAGGCCACCCGTACCGGCTCCACGTCCACCTGGTCAACGACCACCCAGACCTGCCTCGCCTCGCCGTCTTGGATTACGGGCGCAGCTTCGGCGCGTGTTTGAGCCTCAGAGATGGCGGGCTTTTCCGTTTCAACAAACGGGATCCAGTCGCCTCCGGGCGCGTCGTCGAAATCCTGCCGAATCAACTCATGCCCGTTTTTGATNAGNGAATATCTCATGCGAATGTTACCTCCTGCCATTCAATCCCAGCCGACCACCGAATGTTGGTCGCGGCCTCGCCTGTGACCTGTAGATCAAGCGCCCCGTTGGCTGTGTCTGCCGTGATGGCAAACGCCCACCCAACCGGCCACGCGCCAGCATTGGACCCGCGATCCGTGCCGATTGTGTCGATGGATGAAATCACAAGCGAAGCGTTGTTGACCCCTTTGAACCAGCTCACTTGCCTCCGAGCGGACGCCCATTTTGCACCTGTCGTGTTGGTGCGGGCGATCAGCTTGATTTCACAGACGCCGCAAGAGTTGTTGGGGACGACGACGCGGGCGGATGATCCGTCGAGGAACAGGTTGGCCGGCGTGGCGTCGGATGTGGCTCTGCGGGCGATTAGGCTGAGAGTTGTTTGACAATCTCCGTTCGCTGCAAACACTCCGCTCGCTGTCGATAGCTGACTGTAAAGGTATGATCTTGCATGATGTGCAAGTGCGACTCCAAAATTAGCTGTTACAGAACAATCCGACCCGATGGCAACGGAGCTTGTTGTATTGCCACTGCAGCGAGAACCGATGCTCACTGAACCGGATCCGGATGCCGTCGCGGAAAATCCTGCCCCAAAACTAGCTGTGCCAGATGCGGTTCCTTGGCTTCCAACATACACCGACGAAAGCCCAGTCGAAAATGCAGATTCACCTAAAGCGACAGAGTTTGTGCCAGACGCAACACAACCAGCACCTCCCGCTATCGAATCAGTCCCAGATGCCTGATTATTTCTCCCACCTAATACTGCAGAACGGGTACCGGAGGCGACCCGCGCTACTAAAGTCCTAGACATTTGCCAATCAACCGAATTGCTTCCGCGTTGATTCCCCCCAACGGTTGTACCGTCAGGCGTTTGCGCCGATATATACCCAGTGCCCGTTGGCCCAATCACCACCGACTCATCCGTTCCATCTGACCGCAACCTATTCAGCACCCGCCCGGAATAGGTCACCTGATCCAGCACGAACGCGGTGCATGTGACGGAACCAAGGCCAGTTGCGTTGCCTGAGTCGTCAATGACGAGCGCNGAGTTTTGCAGCGTCGCGCCGCCTGCGCCGTCCGCTCGCAAGACTGCGTTGTCCGTGGCGCCCGTGGATCCGCCGATGCCGGCCGTAATCCCCAAAGCCGTCTGCATCTGCGCGACCGTCAGGTCCAATGGATCCGCGCTGGATCCAGTGTTGTTGCCCTTGAACGTATTCGCTGGCATGTCTGCCAGCTTGGTGTTGCTGACGGCATTCGCGGCTATGGTCTGCGCTCCGTCGCCTACACTGGTAACGTCCCCGGAATGGTTTGGGTGGACGTATAGATTCGCCCCCGTCGCAATGCCGTCGAGCTTGGTAATCTGCGCGGCTGTGGCCAAGCCGTCTTGCGCGGCTGTAGCGTCTCGGATTTTGTCCGTGCCTCCAGTGACGTGGGTAGATGCGTGAGCGTCAGGAGCGCCACCACCTCCACCGCCGCCTGCAACAAACGCCTGCAACACCTGCACCTCCACCACGTTCTCCGTCACCGTGACGGGCCAGAGGCTATTGGTCGGATTTAGGCTTATGGTGTATGAACTCATGGAATCGTTGGCCCCCTTGAAACCTCAACCCGGAACGTCTTGGTCATCTTCGCGTCACCCGACTGGATCCAAGCGAAGTCAACCCAGTAGCATCCCGGCGCCCAGTCGTCAGTTGCCGAGGATGGCGCGGTGAATGTGAGCGTTGCGCTGGTGTCGCCAGCAACCACAACGGACGGGGTTGGGAACGTATAGATCAGCGCCCCGTTGTCCGTGCGGATCTCTGCCGCGCCGGTCATCCCAACCCACGAAACGTCGCCGGCAGGGAATTGAAGCACGACACTGAATTGCTCGCCGATCTTGGTGTACAAGACCCGATCCGAAACGCTCCTGCCGCTGGTGGTTAGTTGGCTCATTCGCGGCTCCTCACATGTCGCACGGCCTGATTCAACCCGACCGCCGCGGAGCCGCACAGAAAGCCCTCTACGGCGTTTTTAGGAGTCGCCCCTTGTAGGAGTGGCAGGATGATTGCGCCGGCCAATGGGAGGGCGACGGGAATGAGCCAGTCGGGGAAGTGCGGTATCCCCTTGAGGATCGACCCAAGCGCATTGCATAGGGCGGTCAAAAGACCGATGCCGCCGATTTCGTTCATGTCGTTCATGGGTTATGCTCCGGTATTCATCATGTTGTTGACCGCGGCGAGGTACATGGCCGGGATCATGATTGGGATCATGATCTGCGGGTGAAGCTGCTCCGGCGGAATGATCGGCGGTGGCCATTTCCACAGGCGCAAGCGCGGGCCGATTGTGTCCAGCCAATCAAGATCCGCGGTCGGAGACTCCATGCCATTGCGACGACGTTGGGAAATCTGGCAGAGCCGAAGCCATTCAGCATCTGTCAACGGTTGAGGAGGGGGAGGAACCATAGGTTAGGGGTTTGCAACCATTACTTCACGTTCACGGTTTCGGGGAGAGTGGGATTCCATCACGTCCATGCGTGATTCCAGTTTCCCGACCCGTTCGGCTACACGCTCGAATGAATCGACCTTGGCGCGGATGTGGCGCATTTCGCTGGCCATGTCGGCAAGGTGCCAAACCGATTTGAACCCGATTCCGCACATAGTCAGCAAGAGGGAGACGGTTGCGATTCCCATGCCCCAGCGTTTTGTGAAGTCGCTCATGTATTTAGTGAAGGTCAACCCAAGACCCCGCCGCGCGGACTTGGAGTTTGTCGGTGGTGGAGTTGTAAATCATGAGCCCGTTGGCCGGGGTGGAAATCAGGTCGCGCTCCGCTTCGGTGATGCGCGGGGGCAGTAGTCCCTTTGTCGTGCTTCGAACTTCCAACGCCGCGCTTCCGTGTGTGCCTCCTGAAATTCCATCGGGTGCGAGAAGCACGCCTAGGCCACTCTGAGGAAACTCGTAACGGTACGTGGTCCTTGCGTCATCAAAGAACCGAATTGATCCGCTGTTCACGGCTAGGCTCGCGGCCCCTGACGATGTTCCTTGCCGGTTGAGGATCAGGAACGGGGTAGAGTTTGAAGCGTACACCATCGCCTGATTGACGAGCATATGACCAGCACGGGCCATTGAAATACCATTAACGATGTCAAAGTTCGGGTGGAAGATTTGGATGTTCGATAGGTTTCCTTCAATCGTTTTCGTGGTCGATTTCTCGCGCACGGACAGGAAGGAAGACGACCCTCCTGATCCAAGCGCAGGCCCGTCCCCCACAATGTTTCCAAGCAGAACATCAAGATCGATGTTCTCGAATGAGCATTGAGAGAGTGGCGGCGAGATTCCGGACTGATTCGCCAACACAACATTGGTCGTTGATCCGGTGTGGCGAACGTCTGAGATGCGCCATTGATAAGGCTGTATTCCGTCGTCTGATACGGAGTTTAACGGCAGCATGTTCTCGGCCTTGTAGAGCCAGAACAAGGCAACCGTGTCCACGTTGGCGTCCACGTTCCGCATGCGTATGTGCTTACCTGTTCCGCGGGCGATTGCCCCAATCTGTCCGTATGAGGACGAGTTGTGCGCTTTGACATTGTTGACCGTTACCGATCGGGCGCGGACGAAAACAAATAGCCCACCCATTGTGCCGGTTGGGTACGTTGTCCCGGATTCGAGCGCGGCAGTTGAAAGCCCGCAGTCCACAGCCATCACGCCGTCCACGAGGATCTGGTTGTAACCCTGCTTGTCCTTATTGGTGTCCTGATCTAAGAGGTCATAGAAGCTGCCAACCTCCTCGCATCGGATGGCGTAGATATCACGGAAAACTGCCCCAATGATTGGGTAATCAGAATTTCCGTGAGTGTCGATTGCGGTTGTGCAATCAGTGGCAATCAACCCGTCAATCGTGACGTCGAAGACATCGAACTGGATCGTGACAGCCCTGCCACCGCCTGCGTTTGCCGGAGGGGACAGTGAAACAGCGGGCGCCCGGTAGCAGTTGCGGACGCGGGAGTTGAAGACGCGGACATTGCGCGACTTGTTGCTTCCTGTCGCTCGCCCGATTCCGATTCCGTTTGCGCCCTCGTATCCGCTGCAATCGATGGAGACATTGATGAAAGTCGCATTGGTGACGGAGTGGATGCGAAGCACTTGGTCGACGGCGGCGGACGGGCTTGGATCCAAAACAATCTCCGCGTCGCCCTGGAACTCGACGGTAAAATTGACGGCGAAAAACCACTCCACTTGGCTTCCCACCAGATAGCGGCCGGCGGGGACGATTAGGGTTCTGCCATCGGCGTCGTTGTTCTCGTCCTTGATGGCAGTGAAAGCGGCGTTGAGGATCGCCACGTCATCCGTCACACCATCACCCTTTGCGCCAAACTGCCGGACGTTCACGCGCCCGTTGTGGATAAGCCCCCAATAGCCCGATGCGCCAGCAAACCAAGTGCCGAGGTTGGTGGAGACGCCAGAAGGCAGGCTGTTGGTCCACCGATACAGGCCATGGCCACCGTCGCCGGCGGTGTGGTAGCCCTTGGTGGCAACGATATAGTCCGCACTCCCGGTTGACGCTATCAGGTCCGCAATCGTGCCAACGGACAGCGCGGGGTTTCCGACGTTGGCTTTGAGAGCGGCGCCCAAAGACTGAAACTCAACTGTTCCATTGGTCCGATCCGTAAGCGTGAAAACATCCCCAACTTCAGCCGTCAGACCCAATACAGCCGGCGTGATAAATTGCAGGTTGGTGCTTGCCCGTAGAGTCGTCGTGCCACCGTCGAGGTAGAGGCTGGAAATGCCGGTCACTGCGGAATCTGTTGCGGTTGCTTGAAACCGGCGCAACTCCTCAAGCTCAATGTCGACGGTGTTAGTCCTGCCCAACAGATTCCAGCTTTGGGTCAGATTGTTGGTGCCACCTCGGACTGCGACGCCGTTCGTGTAGACCGTCTCCCACAGCTGGTAAAAGTTCGTGTTCACCTTCCCGCCAAACGTGCGGAGCGTGTCGCCGGTTCCGTCGTTTGCTGCGGCGCCGGTGTTGACGACGGAGCGGGTCTGCGCCAGCGCGGAGAGGGTGAGGAAGATGAGGATTAGGTAGCGCATGAATGAAAGCGGGGCCGGCCAGCTTACGCCAACCGGCCCCTTTCGATGGAGGAATGACAAGTGAACAATACCGAACGAACCGAAGGAAGGCTTAGGAAAGGATCCGGAAAGTGAACGTCGCAGCAGTGTTATCACCACCAGAGTTGGCGACAGCGATGTTCACCCGGATATAGCGCCGGACCGTGGAGGGCAGGCGAACAACTCGGGTTGTGGCTGCGGACCCAACACCGCCAGCGCCAGTAAGAACCAAAGTTGCAAGGCTGGGAATGGCTGCAAAATCAGTGTCGTTGGCGCTGTCCTGAACCGTCACGGTTGCGGTGGTCGCGTTGGCGAGACTGGGCAACGCGGGCATCTCAAGGCTAAGCTCGTGATTTTGCCCGTGAAGGACTGGCGTAACGTCCCCCAGGTCGATGCTGGTGGAGTTGTTGTTTGCGTTTGCTGCCGGCAGTGTCCGGGTGACAGCCAGCAGAGCGTCGCGGATGAGTCGTGACATAGTTAGATGGGTTGACTGTGGCTGTCGTGATTAGGAGCCGATGACGTCGGTGTTGAGGATGCTGTCGGTTTCGACGATGGGGATTCCCTCGAAATCGATGGGGCGAGGAGCAACAACAGGTTGGCTGGGGCGATTGCTGCCGCTGCCGTACAGGGTAACAGTGCGCGACGCCTGCAACTGGCTCGCAGATCGCCGGCTCATGAAGATCGCATCAGGCCGAACACCAACAGGGAACAGGTCCATTGCCCGGTACAAAAGGGCGTCGGTCAACCCCTTTCCGCTTTCAGCAGTCAGGTTGTAGATGCGCCGTACAGAGTGCTGCGACTGGATGCTAAGTCCGAGCCAACCCTGCAACTGCGCGAACAGGTGGATGGACTCGCCGGATCCAGAGGCCGCGGTCATCAACTGCTCCTTGAACTCGCCGAGGTTGAACGCATCCCCATTGCCGCCGATCATTTGGCAATACTGCGGCCCGAACTTGACGAGATAGACGCTGGAGGCTGTGGTGGCAGCGGCTCCGGTGGCGTCGAGAGTGAACGGGTAGGTGACGTCGCCAACCGTCGATGTTCCGACAGCAGCGAAATCCTTGAGGCCGCCGAATCCGTTCGCGTCGTTGGTCGTGCCGTACCAGATTTGTGAGCCAAGCTCACGAAGGGCGGACTCCATCACGCCAGCAGACTCGGCGGCAACCATTCCGGCGCGTCCGTCTTCGAGGGCGTCAGCAACAGCGGCGTCAACTTTGATGAGTCCGCCGAAGATTCGAGTGCTGACAATATCCTCCTCAAACCGGCTCTTACTGGCAGTGAAGCCGGCGTTCGCAGCGCGAAATGAAGTGGTCGGAAGGGCGATCCGCTTAACCGTTTTGAAGGTCGTTCCGCGGATGGTCCGCATCGGAAACAGGCGAGCTTCCGGGGCGGATGCTAGATTCTCTTCGATCAGGCCAACCACGGCATCGTTGCCGTTCAGTTTGGCCACGTCGAGCATGGTGAACATTGTGGAGGCTGACATAGGTATAGATGTCGAAAGGTTGGGATTACTTCAGGATCTGAGGATGTTTGGCGGCGATGACTGCGGAGAACTTTGCGAGGCCAGTCTTGCCCGCGGCGGGGTCTTCCTTGGCGGATCCTTGCGAGCCTTTGCCAGTGCCGCCGGGAGCGGGGGGAACGCCGAGAGCGGCGAGGATTTCCAGAGCCTTGGCGTCGGCGGTCTTAGCCTCAGCGCGGAGGGTGTCGGCGGTAGCCAGAGCCGTGGCGGACTCAGCCTTTGCAGTGTCACGCTCGCCGGTTAGAGAGGTGACTTGGGAAGTCAGGCTGTCGACCTGCGCCTTGAAGCCGTCGCGCTCGCCAGTGAGGGAGGCAACGGTGGCGGTCAGGGTCGAAATCTGCGCCGTCAACTCTGCGCTCGGAGCGGCAGGGGCGGCGTTGAAGGCGTCAATCTTTGCCTCCAGTTTTGCGAGTAGGGCAGGAATCGTCATCCTACCCACTGCGTAAATAGGACAGGGTTACCGCTTGCGGTGCGGTCTGTGTTTTCCTGGGACCGTCTCCAGAATGCCAATTTTGCTCGTGATTGCCGCGATGGCTCGGCGTGCTGTTCTGCTGCTCATGCCGGACTTATCGGCTAGATCCTCAAGGTTTCGGATTTGATGGGTGAGCGGGTGGTTGGCTAGGTAGGCCAGCGCCATAATCCGAAACCCTATGTCGCGGATAGATTTCCCAGAGACACCGCATCGCGGCCGCAAAGCCACGCCTAGCAGCATATCCATCATCGCCCTGGCTCCAGCCTCCCTAGCCTCGCGCAACTCGTCGGGAGAAGGCCGGCCGTCGAGCCTGCCCATGATGCCATCCCAGTCTGGATCAACGTGCTCTTCGGTCATGTCTTGGGTTCCTGTTCAATCGTCTTGCTAAGCTCTGCGAAAGCAACGCCCAGTTTGGCAAGCTCGGCCTTCACGATCTGCCGACATTCTGGGACGCCTTTCCCTTGGATGGCTAGGGGCAGCTCGATCTCGATAGCTAGGCGGATGGCATGCCATCTGGAGCATAGGGCAGAGAGTTGGCCTGTGACCCATCGGCGGTCGATGAGGGCGCCGGCTCTGGCGTCGTTGGCGAGTTTGAGCTTGCGGAGGGTTTCGAGTTCGCGACGCCTGCGGGCCTCGGCCATTGAGACATTGGAGCCGCCGGTTGCGTGCTCGTCCTGGCTGGCCATTGCGGCCTCTACCTGCTCCATCGTGTACCTCGGCGCACCGCCCGCAGAATAGGACGCTGGCGTGACTGATTTGAGCGCGGTCCTGAGCGTTGAGCGCGGCATCCCCGTGGCCATAGCAATCGCGTGCAGGCTCATGTGCGAATCCTTAGTGCCGGACTCATGATTGACCGTCTTGGGGATTTTCTTGGGTTTCATAGAGGATGATCGGTCTTTTGCGG